CTCAAACTATCTCCATTTCGTAGGGTGCAAATTGACCCTTCGATGTATCACGTGTGAAAATCAATATTGGATGATTCTCTTCGATTTCAAGAACACCTTTTTGGGCGCTCCCTGATTTCAATACGCTAGTCACGCAACCGGCAGCTTCCATATCGACGCACCAATATTCAAGTGCACGAAGGACGCTTCGTTGTGTGACCAAGATTGGGTTCGCAAAATTGTTTGCGGGGTGAATCAAACCGATGTCGCCGGTTCGCTCGGCTGCCCAGTCAGGAACGTTGTAATTCGGGAACGCTCCGATGGGCCCAATCTCTACTTTTGCTACGGTCACTTCCGTATCTGGTTTCATCCAATCCAAGGCCAATTCACCCGTTAAGGTGAGCTGACCAAAGACCGGCTTCGCTGGTGTTTGGCTCTTCTTGCTCATGTTGTATATTCTCCTACCTAGGCGAATCACCTCCGAGGTCCTACCCTCATCATTGGTAACCTTCCTCGCCCTTTGGCGTTTTTAGCGATATAGTCATCCACCATAGTTATTATCACGAACATGTTCGTGTACTTTATATACTTCCATCCCAGGGAAGAACCATGACCAAGAATAGAGGGGACATAATTTTACGTGACAGAATGGAATTTGATTTGAGCGATTCAGCCTCAGGAAATCCCGGAGACCGAACAACCGTATACGGCCGTGTGGACATGAGTGCTTACACGTCTGTGGTGAAGAAAGAAGGGCTTTCAATCAAAGCTGTTTATCTTCAAGTTCGTGAGCAGAATTCAAACGCACTTCCAAACACTGGCATTTGGGACCCGGTTAGCGATGTTTACGCTAATGCAGACGGTCACACGGCTGCTCTCAAGTTGTTTGCAACAACAAGAGCTTACGAAAATGCGGCCGATGTTGGTATCGCATCTCCGGATGTTCTTTGTGTTCAAGAATACACATCAACAACTTCACCAACAGATGGAACTGCAACCCCTACTATGGGTACTAGCTACACGGTCACTCAACGCTGGTTTGGTCCTGAAGATTTGCACCCAAGTGGGTACACAATTGTCAGCGATCTATTAATCGGTGTGGCAGCCGATAATTGGCTTCGTAACACCGGTGACACACTTGAAGTAGACATTCTTTTAGTTGCTGAACCTGTCAAGGTTTCTCAAGAAAGATTGACCGAAATGCTTAGCCAAGCTCAGGACCTCTGAGGGGGTCTTTGATTGGTCAAAGGCAAGATAGTCTCCAAGACTACAAAAGCAATTAGTAAAGCCGCCAAGAAAGGCAAGAAGGGAGGAACCGCAGTTGTCGTCGCAGAAGCTGCCGACGCCGTCACGGATAACGAGTTTGTTCAAGCGGGTATCGGTGCCGTTGAAGGTGCCGCCTTGGGTGCTGCGGTTGGCGGCGGTATACCCGGCGCTGTTGTTGGCGGATTGGTTGGGGGTACCATTGGATTTCTTATGGCTGATGGTGAACGTGTTATTCCCTGTGATATGATAGCTGTGCCAGCGTATCAGTACAGCTCTATGTTGGCAGGTCGTGAACCCACGTTTCAAATGCTAATCAAAGAGGGTGAAGTCGTAAAGCCGATACTACCGACCGACTTTATGGAATCTGTAGCTGTTGTCGATATGCTCGACGCAGTTCCGACTAAGCGCAAGCTTTCAAAATGGCAACGCTACATGAAGGTGAAGAAGAACAAAATTTTCTTCAAGAGTGGAAAAAAGAAGGGCCAATTAAATTTGAAAGCTATGGGCGTACAATATCGAAAGGGGGGCAAGTAAATGGCAATTCATACAATAAGGGAAACATTAACCGGAAATCTGGATTTTGATGAAGTTCTTGAACCGCCTATACCGTCGGCTCCTGATGGTCGTTGGGCTTTAATTCAAAAGAAAATCAACCTACCACACGGCCAAAGGCATGTGATTAGATCCATAGAAGTATTCGACGACAATTTAGGACTTCTAATTTCACAATCTTCAACGCTTCTAAGAGCTCGACAATTGTTTGTCACACCGTTTCCGGTTATTCTTTCTGACCAAACTTGGGGGATTAATCAATCGATGCAGGAGAAGCTGACCAGAAGTGGGCCGCTAGCTGGCGATGATATGTGTCTTTTCAAGCGCACCGATTGGACTAAGCTGAACGACAATAACGAGCAACAAAGTAACAAGATATGGACTCAGAACTTCCCGAACCCTGAAACGGCCAATAATATGCCGTTTACATGGTACACGGATACGATTTATTTGACATGTCTCGTCTACGCCGATGATGGCGCTAGATATGCCGAGGGTGGTGAATATTACGATGGGGGCATCAAATTCCCGACATCCGTTTCTTTCTACATTCAAATCGATACAAAGAAGGTTTCAGCTTTAGAATACGGTATTGGGGTTTACAAAGAGCTCCTTGAAGCTCAAGTTCGTACACTCTTGGATACAGCTAACAACATCAACCCAACCAATGAAGCGGCAGGGCGTTCGTTTCCTTCGTGGAGTTTCGGTGGGATTCGACCCGAGTTGATGCTTACATCAGCTCAAGCTGTGAGATATTACAATCGAGTAGCATCGAACGCCAACCAAGATATGCAAAGCGTTGTTGATTTTAGGTCAGCATACAAGAAAGGCACATCGATGGTCGATTATGATGCGGCTTGGGGAACGGAAGAGTTCCCTGCATGGATTACGATTTTCAATGTCCAAGGTGTAACTTCGGGGCCAATTAGGCCATTACCGCCACCGACGAAATATACTGGTAGCGGGAATACGGTAATGTACGACAATGAGGGGCTACCGGCTTCAATCGTGACTTGACGCCTTGCTTGATTTTCTCCTTCCGAGACCCTTGGCTTCATGTAGGCTCCTATGGACTTCGTCCATTTAGATAGTCATAGAGACAAATAGTACAGCTAGTACTACCTAGCACCATATCCTAAAGGAGAATACAAGGAGAAGGTGTTTATCGCCTAGTTTTAGGCATCTTCAACACCAAGGAACTCGGAAGGAGAAAATCAAAGGAAATAATCTCACATGATCCCTGCAAAAAATAAAAAAAAAAAAAAGGAGCCGATGCGACGAATCGCACCGACCCCCAAGTGTCGTCATTGGTTGTTGAGAAAAATGACTCGACTCAAACTATCTCCATTTCGTAGGGTGCAAATTGACCCTTCGATGTATCACGTGTGAAAATCAATATTGGATGATTCTCTTCGATTTCAAGAACACCTTTTTGGGCGCTCCCTGATTTCAATACGCTAGTCACGCAACCGGCAG